CTGACAGCGGCCATGCTGGACAGGCTGTTACATCATGCCCATATCGTGCAGATGACAGGTGAAAGCTATCGACTCAAGGACAAGCGCAAAGCAGGAACCAAATCTTCTCGGGCCGAACCGGCTCGAAAATATGAACCCGAGGGGGGTCAAAACTAAGTTGGCGATTTAGCACGGAAGGGGGTCACTTTTTAGTTGGCGTTGACACCTATGGAACCGGGAGGGTAATTAGGACACTCAAATAGTGCTTTTAGGATAGCTGGACAGCTTTTAAGCCAAAAGCCGTAACGGGAAAAATTCGAGGTATACATGAAGATAAACATGGCAACACCAGCGCTTGCTACTGTGCATTATCAAGACAACCATGCTCCACAAGCATCGAGCACACCTCAGGCTGGGCATTCGGAAACGAGCCGAGAAATGCCTTTAGACTTAGCTCTAAAGCCAAGAAGCAGAGGGATACATCCGTTTCTAGCACTAATATTGGGTGATAAAGGGTGCGCACATTCTTCAAGCGTAAGTCAAGGAGGTAGTTCTACTAGGCACACAAACATCAATGATTTTGCGGTAGCTCCAAGAGATGTCAATAGAGACGATATCTGCACTGGCCTTTCCACTGAGTGGCTTTTAATGAGCAACTCCGGCAACGCACAATCACGAATGGACCACCTTGATTATCATGGAGCGGGGCAAAGTAACGGAGCACAGAGACATCAGGTCTTTAACAATACATTGGCCTCTGCACTTTCAAATGATGATGAAGCCCCGTTATTCACTGCCAGCACCGCCATTCTGGAAAATGCGGGTTTTTCATTACGTAGACGACCTAAAATTGTTGATGCATCAGGTGGTATTGCGCGAATGGCCCAGACAGTAGCAAGCGATGTGGCTCAGGCAGGCAGAAAGCATTTACTGAGCTTACGCTTTGGAAACCTTCAAGGTCATGGAATCGCTTGTTCTTGTGAAGGAGATCAGTTCAAGTTGTTCGATCCTCATCTTGGTGAGCTTCACTCATCCCGCAGTGCAGCACCTCAGATGCTTAAGGCTTTGATCGATTACTACGAGAGCTTGAATTACGATGTGGCTTGCGTAAACGAGTTTAGAGTTTCGTAACGTTGAAACGAAAGACCCCAGCGATTGGCTGAGGTCTAATTGTCATCGTGTCGCGCTGGTACAGCTGAACACCGTGCCATGAAAACAGAGCTATTCCATATGGACAACCCTTTTTTACGCTGCTGCTCGAACTCCCTCCAAATAGCAATCCACCCAGGCTGCACCTGCCTTGATCAGTTCGCGGGCCTTGCCTTCGCTCATTGAGAAATGGCGACCAACACGGATCGCTGGCCACTTCGCGCCGTAGTAGAACCAGACCATGTCGCCCATCTGCTGGTGACGTTTGCACAGGCCAGCTACAGCCGCGTCAACAAGCCCGGCCAGCTCATCGGTGATCACATACGATTTACCGGGCATCGGCATGGCATCCCGCATCAGGGCGAGCGTGGGCGAGGCATAGCTGGGCACACCCATTCCATCCATCCGCCAGTATCCCCACTGCTCGAGCATGTTTTCAGTTTCACCCAGCGGACGGTGCAGCGTGTTGCGAGTCATCATGGTCAATCCCCTGTGTAATTCGTTCCACCGGCGCCGCGGCGGTTGTTCTGTTGGTAGATAGCCGCAGGCCCGGAAAGAACTTCTATACGGCGGGCAAGCTCCAGGCTCCGCATTGCCTGATGAAGCATCAACCCCAATGCAGTGACCAGCAATTCGAGCTGAAGAGCATCACCGGTATGAGCGTCCACCCAACCGGACGCGTTGCACTGGACGCAGGCCAATTCATGGAAAACGCCTTTCACCACGGTTCTGCCCTTACAGGTCGGGCACTGCCTAACTTCTGTTTGATGAGCCTTGAAGGCGGGGCCATGTTGCTTTTTCATCGTTTTTAAACCTCGCCTTTTATGGATTCGTGATCGCGCTGGAAGCCGCGCCGGTACTGGCCTCGACGGCATTCTGCGAATTTTCGTTTCTAGTCAGGGTCGAGCGGTGAATGCGGCTAAAACCTTTCCCGTCTAACCATTCGTGCCACTTGTTCAGCGCCTCACGCTTGAGCAGTTCAGCCGAAGTGTGGATATAGGTCTGCACATTGCGGGTCAGCGTGTGGTTCACCAGCATCTCGCCGATCAGGAAGTCGACGCCCAGATCAGTCCACCCTGTCCGGGCCACTTTGCGCAGGTCGTGGCTCGTCCACTCGCCCTTGCCCAGGCGAGCGAATACGGCACATGCCTGGCTGTCGCTGATCGGCCCACGGTTGCGAGCCGGGAACATGTAGGCACCCTTGTAGCCCTTCGACGACTGCCAGTCCCGATACCGCTCCAGCAGCGCGCAGGCTTGATGGGTCAGCGGTAGCCGATGCTCACAGCGGGTCTTGGTGTTCTCGGCAGGAATGAACCACTCGCCCTGCTCACCCAGCGTGAGATGCGACCATCGGGCCTGCCTTGTCTCGCCAGCACGCGTGCCGTGACACAGCATCATCATGGCCAGCATGCAGTACTGCGGGTGCTGGTCGAATCCAGCAGCAAGCTCACCAAGCACCTCTTCCAGCTGAACGGCCCGCAGGCGCGATGGTTTCGGCAGGATGCGGGCCTTGGTGAAGTCGGTGAACTTGAAACCGGCGACTGGGTTCTGGGCGATCAGACGCAGCTTTTCGGCCTGCCGGAATGCGACCACCAGCACGCCCCACATCAGACGCACGTAAGAAAGCGACATTTCGGCCTGCATGGGCCACATAACCAGCTTGTCCAAGGTGGACCGGTCCACATCCGCAATGAGCAGTTCGGACAGTCGCGGCTTGAGGTGGCAGGTGATGATCGAGGTGTTGGTAGCCCGGCGCTTTGCCGAAAGACTTCGCTCGGTGGACTGCCGAACCATGAACCACTCCAGCAGCTGGCCAACGGTCTGCAAGGTGCCAGCAGCTGCCGACGCCTTCGGGTCAGTCGCAAGCCGCTCCCGGATCTTCGGCAGGGCGTTGATCAGCCCTTTCACCGGTAGCTCTGGGAAACCGGCGATCTTCTCCCACTTCTTGCCCACGACCAAGTGCCAGGTGCCGCGCTCACGACTCTTATGAAACCGGAAGTAAACGCCCGGATAACGAGCATCGCGCAGGTCGCGCACGTCTGAATTCGCTGCCTGACGGCGGATTTCCGCATCAGAGAACGAAGTAAGCAGGGTCTGGCTCATGCGGCCACCACAGTCTTAGGAAGTCGGAGGTATGCACGGATCTGCTCCATCGCGTCGAAGTGACCACGGCAGACGATCGCCAGATAGCCTTGCAGGTTGAGCTGACGTATCCACTCGTATTGGCTGCCAGAGACAGCGGCATCGTTCGGCGGCGTGGCCTTGAATTCGATGTACAAGCCGAAGTACCCGCCGCGGGCCATCGGCAGCACCAGATCGGGCACACCGGCGCGCACGCCCTGCTCTTTCAGCCTGACCGCCACCTGCTTGTGCCGATGTCCACCGTTGGGAACGTGGTAGATCAGAGCCGCCACCAAGGGCATACGCAGCTTGAGTTCGTGCATCAATGCCGCCTGCTCCAGGCCCTCACGGTCGACAGGCTTGGCGCGGGTTCGCTTAGGTTTGAACAACGTCATTTCGGCGGGCTTCACGGCGACACCTTCCCTTCGCGAATCAGCGCGTCCTGGGTACGCATTACCCCCTCGGCGTGGAACAGGCGGACTTCGTTACGGCTCAGCACCGCCGGAGCTCGCAGGCGGCCATCGGCGATGTCGTGGCAGTACGCACACGCCCAAGCGGCCTGCAGGTCGTTTGGCTTGAAGCCCATGCCGCAAGTACCGGCCAGCCGGTAATGGGCCAGCACCGTGGTCGAGGATTCGCTCGAGCAGCCTGGATACCGGATCTGGCATTCGCGGTCGCGTGCCGCCTTAGTGAGTTTGCTCATTGCGTGTCTCCGCTGCGCTTGGCACGGAGTGCGGCCAACGCCTTGTTGCCCACTTCGGGAGTGATTGATTTGCCCGGTGCTGCGAGCTCCGCTACCGGCACGGGCGGCAACTCTTCGCCGCACCAGATCTTGCGGCACTGCTCGAGGTATTTCTGCTCAAAGCGGGTCATACCCAAGTCGCGAGGAAGCGTTTGCAGGCTCAGGAATCCAGCGGCGGCAGTGGCGTGGTAGATCGCCGGGTGAAACCACTTACCGCGCCCTTCCATGCCAGGGTGTGAGTTACGCAGGGCTTGGGAATACGCGACCTCGACGCTAGGCAGGCCAAGACCCTCTGGAGCAAAACACCAGCTCACGAACACGCCAGGCGCGGGCACGAATGCCGATTTGCTCGCGCTGACCACGCGCATACCGTGGCGCAGTTGATCCATTGAGTTAATGCCCGAGCGCATGAATTCCGCCAGCCATTCCAGTTTTGCGGCGTTCATCACCTCCTCGGTCGGCCAAGACTGCCTCCATGCGCCGCAAGCTCCACGCAGCCGCAAAAACAATTCGTCGATCACTTGGCGGGTGGCCGGGTCGATCTCGACAGAGACCGCAGGCGGTGGGGTGTAGGTCAGATAGGTTCTCCGATTCTGGACCAGATAACCAGCTCGAACAGGCCCATTCACAGGATCACCCCCTTTGAAGCCCAGTCGCCGCCGACTGCCGCTTCTTCATCGGCTGACAGCGAGCCTTTGGCACGCTCTTTCACGTACCAAACCACCAAGCGGTTACACCAACCGGCGGATGTGTCTACGGTGTTCTGCTTGGCCACAAACCAGCCGATGAAGCTGCGGATCAGCGCGTCAGGGATATCGGCAGGCTTGATGCCAGCAATCTGAGCCTGGGCGATCAGGTAACGGCTGTCCGGTGCCCAGTCGGCGAACATTGCGAAGCGCTGACGATCATCGGTCGATTCCAGGGCCTGCTTGTCCTGATCAGCGATCACGTCCGAAATCTCGCGCGGCTGCTGCTGTTCGGTTAATTGATGGTTAAGTGACGTATTGGGTGCAAATTTCGCACCCCGCTCGGTCGAATTCTGCACCCCGTTCTGCTGTGATTTGCACCCCGTGCCGTCATCTGCACCCCGTTCAGTTCGGGGTGCAGGATTTGCACCCCGCTTTATCGGCAAGTCATAGACGACTGGGCGGCGGTCATGGCGCTCGATGTAAACGGCTGCCAGTGCTTGGTTGCCGGGGACGATCAGTTCAGACGCCCTCAACAGCTCAAGTTTGGAACGGACTGTGCGCTCGGAAAGGCCAGTGTCTTCACTCAGCGTGGTGGCCGAAGGGAACGCCCCACGCCCGTCTGTACCGGCGTAGTTGGCCAGGCACAGCAGCACATGCCGTGCGCTGGAATCAGAAAGGGTCACGCGCGGGATCTGTAGCGCCCACGACATTGCTTGAACGCTCACAGTGCTACTCCAATCTTTCTGCCTGTGTTGCCTTGATCAGGTCTGATGTGCATAATCTGTCTCGCAAAGTTGTGAAGAAGCCGGTCTAGCCACCGGCTTTTTTTTGCCTGAAATTCAGACGTTGTAGGTGTCCGGTGCATCCGTGGTAGCTTTCTGCCTCCACACAACAAGGTCACGGAGACCGGACATATGAGCTTTAGCAATTTCAACTACGCAGCTGAGTGGTTTGGCTTAGTTGATCGATACGACCAAGCAATCCGTGAAAAGAAGGAAGAACTATGGAGTGGCCGCTTCCCTGACCAGCACTTGCGGCAAGCACTTGGCGACTACAAGCTGAAATGTTTTGCAGAGCGAATGCGGAAGAGTCCTCAGGCAATCTGGAAGGCACTGGATCCGCACGAAGCCCTCAGGCTCTACCTGATTAACAAACATCATTGGCACCCCGACCAGGTACGAGCGATTGATCGAGACGATCAATTTTTATATCTGCTGCGCGATGAGCTGGTGAGCATGAGGTTAACGTCAGAGGAAGCGGCTCCGGTGCGGCAATCGGTAGAGCACTGGGACTCCCATCCGGAGTTCTATCTCCATCTGGATCTGCCGACTTCATAAACTCTGCAAATCGGATCGCGGATGCATCCCAGAAAGCTGCCTCGGACTTGTGCCAGGCGGCTTTTTCTTCGCGCGTGACATCTTCCGGCCACAGCAGGATCGGAAGACGCCGACCATCAAGCGCAGCGATGCCTGTAAGAATCTGGGCGGCGACCTGCGTTGTAGTGCCTGTTGCTCTATCGCAGATCGCTTTCACTGCTGCCCCGCGGTCTGCACGCGAAAGTTCGACGGTCTCGGCCTGCTCGCGGCACTGCTCAGATGCATCGGTGTGGGTTTTGCTTTCGTTCATGTCTTACTCCGAGATTATGTACTGGATGAATCAACAGCCCATAAGCTGTACTACCTGCCTTTTCCGCCTGAGCGGATAATCATTTCGTTGCCGTTCAAGTGCCGCAGATCGTCGGAAATGTGTTGCCCTTTACCCTTATGAAGGGGCTTAAGCGGCAGTTTTCTTTGCGGATGGTTTGGAGTTCTTGCCTAGCTCCCCGTGCATACGGTCGATCGCAATGCCGACGATGTAACTCGGGTTACAGATCTGGCCGTTACGGATACGGAAAATGGTCGAGATATCGCACTTAGCGCGCTCTGCGATGGCTTTGTAGGTCAGTCCTGAGCCAAGCAACGCATCCAGTTTGTTCGGAAGATCGGTAGCGCTCATGGCTGCCTCCTTTGTAGATATGCACATAATCATGCACCAATGCATAACTGTCAACGCCCTACTCTATTGCTGTATGCACTGCCTAAAGCGACGATTGCACCCATGCATAAAACTATCGATAAAATTCTGGCCGAACTGATGGCCCGCGACGGCCTCAATCAGGCCGAATTGGCTCGCCTATCGAATGTTGGTCAGCCGACAATTTCCCGGATACTCAAGCCTTTAGGCCCGAAAGGAATAAAAGAGCCGACCGATAAGCAGGTACGGCCTTTGGCGTCTGCACTGAGGGTCACCACGGATCAGTTGAGAGGCTATGCACCGATCGATGACGCTACGGTCGATAGCGTGGTGCCTGCACAGAAATCATCCTCCACCGACCTTGTACGCGACATGCTGGCTCGCAGTTCGAACCTGCCCGAGAACCTGAGGCAGAAGATTCTAGCTGTCGCAGGTGCTGAAGATGGGGGCGGGGCAATCGAGATTGACTACTACCGTCCAGGCGTTGTCGGAGACGAGGTTTGGATTGCGCACTACGATGTTCGCGCTGCGATGGGTGGAGGCCAGATACCTCACGACTACCCAGAAATGCTCCAGGACGTGCGTGTCAGTCCGAAGCATTTGCGCGAGATGGGTGTCGAGTTCGCGGAGCACTTCCACCTGAAGATGGTCACGGGCTGGGGGCAATCGATGGCTCCTACGATCAAGCACCGCGATCCACTACTAGTGGACATCAGCATTCGCGAGTTCGCGGGTGACGGTATCTACATGTTTTCATGGGATGGGCATCTGTACATCAAGCGCCTGCAATGGATGGGCGATGGACAGATAAAGATGATTTCGGACAACACCCGACATCCGCCCGAGACGATCAGGGTCGACGAGGCCTACATACAGGCTCGAGTGCTGCTAGTTTGGAACGCGCATTTACTATAGCAAAGCGCTTCCAGTACAGATGAATAAGATCAAAAAATTTAACTTTAGCGCTAACCATCGCACTTAAACTTCAGGGGATAACATGGACAAGCAAACTCAAACGGAATTTAAGATATCCTACGACGCCCCGGGCGACCTTGAAAATCATCAAATAAACGCTAAAGACCTAGGGAATGCCATAATCGGTATGCATGACCTAATTACTAAGGCTGCATCAATTGTCAGCAGCGGCGCATCTGAAGCAGAGCTTAAAGTACTAGCTCCGGCGCAAGAAGGTTCTTTAGAAATCGTCTTCGCTATAGTCGCAGACCCACTCACCACAATCACAGTCATGAAAGCCATTGGTATAAGTGTTGTAGGGGCTGTCGCCAGCGCTGCCACGGCAATCGGTATTATTGATAGACTCAAAGACACAAAAATCGACCGAGTCGTTATTGACTCCAAGACGAAGGAAGCAACTCTAATAACAAAAGACGGTGAATTTAATACCACATCCAACGTTGCACAGCTAGTGTCGAGCCGAGAGATTCGGCAAGCACTGCACAAAGTGATTCAAGCGCCTCTTCAAGGAAGAAGCAATGCGACGATATCTTTTATATCCAAAGACGCGGAGGTTGTTCTTGCAGAACCTGAAATCAAAAACTTCACTCCAATACGATCTGATGTAACGGAGAAAGAAAACAAGGAAATTTTCCAAAAAGTTGTTCAGTTTACCAAGCTAAACTTCAAAAGCCGTCGGGGATGGACGGTACAAAGCAAGGATGGACTTGATGTATCCGTGACGATCCGCGATGACGCCTTCTTGTCGAAGGTTGCTGCAAATGAAGAAGCCTTCCAAAAAGATAAGTTTTACACGGTTGAAATTCAAAAAACGGAAACAATAAATATCAGCGGCGCTAAAACCAGCTATGATATAGTTAGAGTTATTAGCGAACACAACTAACAGCAGAGAACAACATGTGGTCAACTTTATTGATAGCCCAAGCAATAGGATGGCTTGTTCTTATCTTAAGCTCTCCGTTGATATTTATTTTCGTCCGAAAGGCCGTCTTGCACCTGTCATATGTAATTTTGCCACGAGATACTATCTTGCAGTACCAATCAGACGGACAAGTGACTGAAGCGTACTATATTAAACACAAGCTATTCGGTGCAGCGTCATTTAGAAAGTTGACACAAGAAGAAATTATGCAATTGGAGCCAGCCAAATGAATGACAACATGTTCATGGCCCTCTCTACTTCTGTCGTAAATGCCGCAGCCTTAGCGGCTACTTCTGTTATAGGGATTCCGGCCGTTACTCAGGGAATTATGGCGTCAAGCGGCATACTGTCACCGTTCTTGTCCCTCTGGCTACTTAAAGTCTATGTGCGATTTGATGATCCTGTCGAATTGACTAGAATTATATCTAGCTTGAAATCATCAATAAGCGTCTGCAAAGCACACCTAAAAGATAATTCTTCGAGCGAAGAGTTCAAGCAAAAGACTAGAATTCAACTAGAGGATTTTCAAACTAAACTTCAGAATGCCCGCGCGGATTTCGAGAAAGGTCGAACTCACACCGTCACTCCGTTTTCAACGAACGAAACTCAAAGCGGCGAATAATGAAGCCTAACATGATGGGTGGCTGGGACCACCCATCATGTTCAAAAAGGTGTCGCCTCTTCACCCACGAAGGCATCGTCGACCTCTGTCGGACGCTCCTCTAGCGGGATAGGCTCCCACCTCACAGTCACCGCTCCGTCATCCTCGAAGGTCAGATCCAGCTCGTCCGTAGCCGCCAACACTCCGACCACCTCCTCCCACTCGCGATCACCATCCGTATCCAGGCGGTGAATCTTGACCCAGCGCTGAACCTGCGCGATTGGGTGGTTGATCATGCCTGACACCCGAAGCCCCAAGCGTTCTACCCCGGACATCTCAACTCGTACTGCTGATTTCGCAGCTAACTGAGCCATGCTCATACCCTCCACTTTTGCTGTATATCCATCCAGTTATTGCAGAGAATAGCTGAGCGTGCGGAAAAAGTTAACCCATCTCAGATAGAGGTTTATTTTATGAAAAAGCGTAAAATCATATGCACCAGTGCATTGACACTTAAATTGCACTGGTGCATATTTGATCCATCGCAGCGATCAGCCGCAGCGACCCGCTCTTTAACATCGCCAAAGACAACCCCTGACGCCAGATGGCCGTTGAGTTCAGGGAACAGCACGAAACACAGTCTGCTACCGCGCACGATTACCCGGCGCGAGAGGTTTGCTGGAAACACAGAAACAAAAACGGAAAGCATCACTGAAGCACCTGGCTTGCCGGGTGCTTTGGGATGACAACCACCGAGTAGACGTAATGGATACCACCATCGTATGCGGGGCATGGAGAGGCCACCTCGGCCGTGGTCTTGCGCCGCGAGAGTTGCAGTATTTGTTGTCAGCCGCCCAGGGCTGCACAGCCAAGGAAATCGCCCGAACGTTCGGCATTGCGCCGGGCACGGTCGTTAAGCGGCTGTCGGTCGCCATGTTCAAGCTCGGTGTGAATCGCCAGACAGCGATGATCGCCGAGGCCATGCGCCGACAGATCATTTCCCCGCTCTGCCTCATGTTCATGTCAGTGATCGTTCTGCACGCGGTGCTGGACGATGAGGCAATGAGGCGAGACAGAAAGATCCCGGAGTCACGCCGGGGCGGTTACGAACTCAAGATCAGCCGCAAGGGGTCAGAAAAACTCAGACCCTCAGTATCGATCTGCTGACCACTGAGCTTAATCCTCTGCCAGTCGCTGTTAAGGCTTGAGGCTAACGAGTTGCCAAAAATAATGTCGATGGCTTTCGAAGAAAGACCACCGAATCCAGCTCGCTTGGCAGGCCTGCATAGATGAGGCAGACCGTTTCGATCAGCCTGCCGAACTGTAATACCTGAGCGCTCCATGCGATTCATATCAAACCATTCCACGTTTGACGAATGTGCAGCCAAAAGCTGCTGACATGGCTCGCAATGCATACGACTGTTCCAAGCATAAAGGCCCTAGTGACGAGTAGATCATACACAAAGCTAGAGCTCTCGCGCACCTACCCAATTGATATCAAAACGACATACATCACACCTTTCTTTTCAACCCAATATTTGACGACCGCATCGGCAGGTACCAGGCCAGTCTCACGGCTGGGTTTGGTCACCCGCGCCTGGCATCTGGCCAATGCGGTCAAGGAGCCTCATATGCATCAGACAATCAGCCAGCGTCGTGCAATCCTCGAAGGCCTGCGCCAGCGCTGCACCCTTTCCACGGCCGAGTTTTACGACAAGGTCGGCCGCAAGAACCCGGCAGCCCTGCCGCGCTTCACAGTGGTGCCGAACGGCAATAACGAGTTCGGCATCGTCGAGCGCTCAAGCGGTACTGTGCGCGGCGTGCTTCGCGGCCACAGCGCGGCTTGCAGGGCCGCTGAGCAGATGGAAGCCAAGCCAGTGCGCCAGCCGTCAATTGCCACCCACATGCTGCGCTGGACTGCTGCCATCGCCACCGGCTTCGTACTGTTCGCGCTCTACGGTGCAAGCTGATGATCAGTCCAGAGCTGAGCACGATTCAGCGCAACAAAGAACGGTCCGCCATTCTCGAGGCTGAAGTGGCTGCATTCCTCAAGCGCGGCGGCGTGATCGAAACCAAAAACGGATTTCCGTCGAAGCCCAAGCCAAAGGAATACGGCCGGATGAGTGCACCTGTCGCGCGCCGTCCGGAGCCGCGACGCCGTACGAAAGAAGCGATGCGCGCCGCCGCCCCTCAAGACGCCATCCCAGACCGTTGCCACGTCCGCGCCGAGCAGGTCGAGGTCGTCCGCAAGCTGGCAGAGACGATGACCATCACCAATGTACTTCGCGAGACCGGCCTGAGCATCTACCTGCTGCGCAAAATGGCCCGTTCACATGGGTTCGAGTACGTACCGTTCAATCAGTCTGCGAACCTCGTGCCCAAACAGACCGACCCGATAGCCGACGCAATGAATGTCGTCCGAATCAAGGCTGCGCGCGACAACGGCAAATCCCGGAAGGCTGCTGTAACCGAGCTAGGACTCAGCAACACGCTGATCAACCGGCTTATTCGCGAATACAACATCGATTACCCGCTGCAAGGGCCAAGCCCGAAATGAAGCGCACGCCAAAGACCCAGGCGCAGCACTCCAAGGACTATCGGGATCGAAAGAAAGCCGAGGCGGAACGGCTCGGGATTGAGAAGGTATCCATCAGCCTCGCGTCCGGCGTCAAGGCCGGCATGTCAGCCGCGATGAAGCGCAACGGAATCAACAGCCCGCAGGAAGCTTGGCAGAACCTAGGGCTTTACTTCATGCGCGCCAGCCATGCCGATCAGGATCGAATGCTTGGAACTGACGCGTCAGATCCCAGACTTCCAAACTGAAACTGTAATTCGTTAACTCTCGCCTTCAAAATCGTCGCCAGCGCCTGGAGACCTTTCTGCAGCCTCAGTGACAACCCGATTCAACCAACTATATGCTTCAATTGTCGGCATACCCTGTTCTATTAAAAACCTCCGAATATCCGTCGTAGGGATCCCGAGGTTCATCATATTCCTTGCTTGATTTTTTAACGCTAAACTCCTGCCTCTTGTAAACTTGCTTACCTCAATACTACTCGCCGCATTCAAGCTGTTGATCTCAAGCGCGCCAATGCGCCGACTCAAACCTCTTGTCGTATCAAGTATCTCCATTAGAACATCGTTTTGTGGCCTTTTCTTAGCGTCTGCAACTGGCAGAAATGACACAGCCTCAGTGAAATCTTTTTCAAAACTCGGCCAGTACACGTCGAAAGCCCTCAATAGAACTGCATCGTCCAGACGACGCTCATCCAAGCAGGCGTTAAGGGTTTTCACAAGCTCGAACATGTCTGATCTATTGGCTTTTGTATGATTAAACTGAGCCAAAGGATCGGTTAAATCTCCAGGCTCCAAATCAATAAGAAATGTACATATCCTATTACTTGAGATCCCTTTAGCTAGTGCGCCAGTCTCAAATAGTATCCACGGCCTGTCTTTATTCTCCATAGTCAAGCAAACAATACCTACCGACACATCCCTAAGCTTATCATTTATCTCCGAAAACCAGAGCGCGCCTCGATCTATATGCTTAGTTGATATCCACGGCTCAGATGCTTGTATAACGCACTTTATCCATACGCTCATTAGATCTGCAACTATTCGGCTTTTCTCGCCAGACCAGCTTATGAACACCTTCACATTGTTGCTCCATTTGAACCAGCTCCATGCCGGCAACCTTTAATACCCCATCCCAAACCTATTTGCCACCACCGGACACGGAGGGCGGCGCATGCCTGGAGAAACGCCATGAACCAATACATCGTGCTCAGCCTCAAGCACACCAAGCGCCGCGATAAAGCGATCACCCTTTGGGAGGGTAACGACAAAGGCTCTTGCTGGAAGCTGGAGCCGGCTGGCGTCTATACCGAGGCCAGTATTTTGGACCGCCTCGATTACTACAACAGCGGCTGCTCCAACATCGCAGTACCGGCGGAACTGGTTATCGAGCTATGTGAAAACGTCGAGTATGACGCCAAAGAGCACGGGCTTTGCCTTCCAAATAGGGCTGGCGTCTGGTCGAAGCTGCTCGCCGCCGTGATCAGGCCAACTCAGTACGAGCCGAAGCCTGAGTATCGCGGTGCAAGGTACACCGAAAAAAGCCTGTGGAATAAGCGCCAGCGGTGCGAGCAGGTCAATCAGGTGATCAAGATCATTGGCGGCCACGGGCGCAGGTTCTTTTTCAACGAATCAAACCAGCGCTACGCCAGCCTGGAAGTCGATCAGCGCGGCAAAGTTTGGCTAATTGACGATTACACCGGCAAGCGCATTTTCACCCACCCTACCCAGTGGGGCGGACGCTGGAAAGGTTTCAGTCACGGCGGCACCCTTAAGGCTCTGGTTGAACGCTTCCATGACTACATCTGTGAGGGCAAGCAGATGCCCCTCGGCTGGCTGGGGCCTGAGCGCTTCGACGACTCCAACATCTGGGGCTATGAAGAAGCCGATATGCACGCGATTCGTGAGCAGGCCGCGGTTATCCCTGTGTTTCTGCCATCTGACCGAAAAGCCTAAGCCGCCTAACCCCCACCCTCACCCATTGAGCTGAACGCCTAAGCAAGCGGGCGGCAGCCTGGAGCAACTACATGGCGGCGAGAGCTGTTCACTACGACCCAGACGTCGATAATTCTGATCGCGCCTTCTGCGCCACCCAGGGAGAGTTCTGGCCCGAACATCTCACCGCCTACACAGAAATGGTCACCTGCAAGCGCTGCCGGAAAATCCTTGCCCGCATCGAAGCGCGACGCGCGGCAAAGGCCGAGGTATCCAAGGCCGTCGCGTGGGACAACATCGATCAAAGCGTAAAGCAGCTCGGGTACACAGCCCCTTGGGATGCCCTTACCGACCTCTGCCGCCGCAAGGGCGTGCTGGTATTCGCCCTCTACGTCAACGAAATAGAGCCTTTCTAAAATAATCCTCGATGAATTCATTGGAGCCGTACACAACTGCCTGCTTAGTCGAATCACGAAGGATCAAAAATACGATCTCCCGACAAAGATCCAAAAGCCCTTCGCTTATTACAGGTGACGCATCTATATCTAATTTTTTTATATGAGACCCGTGTGTGACCTGGGAACGGATCGCGTAAGCTTTCTTCATGAATTGGTAGCGGCCCTCCATGACCTCTGCTGTACCTCCCAAGAAGTGTGCCACCCGTTCCGAAAGCCTGTGTGTTAATTCACTGGTGCTGGTTGAAAAGAGACTTTCCAGCGCGCTACACACTTGAGCAATTTTCAGCGGAGGATAAGGAATCTTTCGTGACGATGTGATAAAGCTCAGAAATCGGTGAAAACGCGAGCTAGCTTTTGACACCGGGGACCCAAAAGCGTCATATCCTTTGTCATGCAGATGAGTCCTAAGCTCTAAGGTAATCGCCCTCCAACTCTCAATTTCAGATGCCTTGAAAGTTGTCGGAATCAATGCCTCGCCATTGGCCTTCGAGAGGGTGGAATAAAGCCCATTGCTGGTCCAGAAAACTTTGCTGTCATAATGAAAGTTGCAATGTGCTAACTCACATCCAATGGCATTATCCTTGACCAACCAAGAGTCTTCAATCAGAAACGAAAGCCACGCCAGCCAGGTAAGAAGCAGCGGCTCGCTGTGATCATACCCTTCCCATATCGAAACCTCTTCGGGCCGGCACGCAACTACGTGACTTGATTGGAGCAGATGGTCGTACTCAATCTGGCCCGCGAAATGCTGGAAATGGATATCCAACCAACCCTTAACAGCATGAGAATCATTAACTATCGAGATCCCAGGCATCATTTCGTAGATACCTGGATCAGCATCTACATTCAACCAACGTAACGTGGATATTATTTTTACTTTCACTGTTATTTGCTCGTGATTTCTGTTTGCTCTGAAGCATATCACCTCGGTGGGCGCTCACCGAGCTCCGAAGCGCGAGCATCTAAATATGTTCGACCCGGCCCAGTTCTATCCATATTCATCAATATTCATCAATCACGCCACTGGAGAGGAATCCTCATGTCCCCCTACAAAATGTCCGGGACGACGGTTGTCAGCTTTTCCGGTGGCCGGACCAGCGCCTACATGCTGCGCCAGGTGCTGGACGCCAACGATGATCTGGACGATCTGATCGTCACGTTTGCCAGCACAGGCAAGGAACACCCCGTCACCCACGACTTTGTTAATGAATGTTCGCTGCGCTGGCAGGTGCCCATCATCTGGCAGGAGTACCGCGATGATGATCGAGGTTTCACCATTGTCACCTACGAAACCGCCAGCCGAGACGGCGAGCCATTCGCAGCGCTGGTCCGCAAGCGCAGCTACCTGCCGAACCCGGTCACACGTTTCTGCACCATTGACCTCAAAATCAGGGTGATCCACAAATATCAGGGGAAGCTTGCACTGGTTTGTCAGCTCACCACTGTTAGGAGCGGCCGTCAAAGTCAGACTTGGATCGGCGCGCCAACCTTTGCCACCGATAAAATTGCCAGGTTTTCAAGAAGTTTAGTGGTCCCGATATTTTGGCCGAAGTGATCTTCTATGAAATCCCACGGAAGATTTTCTTCGCTTTTGAGGCTGCCATCCTCATGGTATACACCCAAAAAAGCGCAGTCTAAGTAGCCTTTGGATAACCCTATCCCTACGGTGGAAAATTTGCCGTTGAGGTGCTTGTGTTCACGTAGCTCTGCTGTCGGATAGCGCTCTACGAACTGAAAAAATCCCGCCTGACGTTGATGCATTGCAACTCCTTGATCCGGCTTTATGCCGGTCATCATCTATAGCTCACCCCCAACCAATTTGCCACCACCGGACACGGCGGGAGGCGCATGCCTGGAGAAATGCCATGGACAACAATCCCACCGAGGCGCAGGTAGGTCTGCTCTGGCACACGCTGGGCCTGCGACCTGATTGTCGCGAAAGCCGAAACCCATATCGAAACCGTTTCCTTGCCGGCCCTGGCCACGACGATATGACAGATTTGGAGAACTTGGTGAACCTGGGGCTGATGGGAAGTCGCAAGCCCCCGTCGTTTTGCGATCAGAGCGAAATTCTCTATTTCGCGACCGAAGAAGGCGAGCGAGTAGCCATTGCCGAAATGCCGCCCGCGCCACCTGCACCTAAGCGGACGAACTTTGACGCCTACTTGGATGAGAGCGAGTGCTACGACAGCTTTGCTCACTTCTTGGGTATCAAGCTACCTCGATACCAAGAGCGCGGCGAACGCGGCAAGCGGGAATATCGCATGGTTCGCTACAGCCGCCACAACATAAGCAGCTTTCACAGCGCTGAATACCTGTTGCTGTGCGAACCAGTCGAGATCGCCGGTGATTGGTGCTTGGACAAGAAACACGCAAAGGCCAGTTACAAGGCCTCGCTCAAGGCGCTTCCTCGCCAACGCAGACGAGAGTACGACGAAGGTTTTTGAGTCACCCCACCCTCACCTATTGCGCTGCACGCCTCGGCAGGCGATAAATCAACCGGCAAGCCATTTATCGCGGGCCTGCCTAACTCTTGTCACAAGCAGTTCTGAGCGGGGCTTGCCTTCTTGGTCGACCATCACGGCTGCGAAAGAGCAACGGCATGCAACGCTATTCTCCTCTCTGGACCACCAGTCAATCATTTCTTGGCCAGTGAACAGCTCCCCGCTTCGCTCAACGTGAGACCTTCGACTTACGGAAGACAGTCCCGAGAGATGCATATACAGAACCTCGATGCCCAACCGCGAATACTCTGCGATATCCGTTTCGAGATTTCGCATTCTTATCGCGTTTAATTCCTCATCAGAAACCTGCGTATTCAAATCCAGCTCCCTTTTCATCGAACCAAGAGTTTAAATCTAATACTCCACTTCAACGACTTACGCCACACCGGCGAGGATGAAACATGTCCAAAAATACCATTGACCCGAAAAAGGTCGAGAGGGCCATCCGCAAGATCAAGCACTGCCTAGCGCTATCGCAAAGCTCAAACGAGAACGAAGCAGCAACTGCGATGCGTCAGGCGCAGGCGCTGATGCGTGAGTACCACCTGAGTGAGACTGATGTGAAGGTGAGCGACGTTGGAGAGGCTGAATCCTCGATGTCGCGAGCTACGCGCCGCCCGTTATGGGACCAACAACTGAGCGCCGTTGTGGCCAAGGTGTTCAACGTCAAGGCCCTGCGTTACACCCATTGGTGCGAGACCAAAAAGAATCGCGTCGAGCGTGCGAAGTTTGTGGGGGTGAGCCCTGCCCAGCACATTGCCCTCTACGCCTACGAAACTCTTCTTGCTAAGCTGACCCAGGCTCGAAACGCGTACATCGCTGGAGTGCGCGCCGGGAAGTTCCGGAGCAACTATTCGGCACCCACTGCCGGAGATCACTTCGCCATAGCTTGGGTGTTCGCGGTTGAGAGCAAGCTGCAGCAGCTGGTGCCGCGCGGTGAAGAAACAACAACGCCTGAATGCCAAAGCACAGGACAGGGGCTGGTAGCAGTAGAAACCCAGCACCAAGCGCTGATTGAGGGCTACCTTGCAGACAAGCAGATCGGCAAAGCCAGGAAGGTCAGAGAGGCAGAGCTCGACCTCAATGCCCAGATCGCCGGGATGCTGGCCGGTACCAAGGTCGACCTGCATGCAGGTTTGGCCAATGGCGCCGACCATGCACCCGCCCTATCTGCCAGCGCCTGACCTAGGACTGCCTATCACGCAATTCACGGCGGGCCTCGACAGGCTAACGCCCACGCGGAGCCATAACATGATCAATCTCTTCTGGCGACTGCTCGCCAAGCTACTCGCGCGCCCGGCAATCGCTGCCTGGCTAATCGCCCGCGCCCAGCGCACCCCATATCTGCACATACGGTCAGCTGATGGCCAAGAGGTGTATATGGGCCGCTGGTGGCTGTTCAACGCCTACGACCGGAAAACCCACCTCGGGCGCATCCGCTGGTGCCCTTGGTCGATCCGGGTACACCACATCATGCGGCCAGATGCTGATCGTGACCTGCACGACCATCCGTGGGATGCGCGCACGGTCATTCTGCGGGGCTGGTACAGGGAGCAGCGCTTGCTGGCCGCCGACGATCCCCTGCTGACCGCTGCGCTGATCAAGACTGCTGAGCTGCGCGAAAGCTTCGATGGACCGTTCCACGCCACTGAGTACATATACCGCCGACCTGGCGACACAGCGCAGCTCAAGCACGGCGAATACCACCGCATCGACGAAGTGCCCGGCGGCGTGTACACGCTCTTCATTACCAGCCGCTGGAAAGGCGACTGGGGCTTTCTGGTCAACGGCGTAAAGGTCGCTTGGCGTGAATACACAGGGGAAAGATCATGAGTGATGCATTAGCCCTGCGGAGCATGAATATAACTGGCCCAGGCTTCAAAGGCTCGAAGCTGAACACCTACAGCATCATCCCAACGGGTTCCGCAGACATCCTTTGCAACTACCATCATCATTAGCGTTGCAGTCGTTGCATCGACTTGGAGCAGAAGTTCGTGACATTTGAATCTATATTCTTCGGAATCGCGCATGCGTTTTGCCCAGCAATGCGCATGACCAGGAATTCCGGTCTTCTCATACGCATCTAAACAAACAGACTTCTTGCAAGCCCAATAATTCCACCGACGGCACGATTCGGGCTAATCAAGGCTCTTTATTTTCTGTAAGGAATCGTTTTTCCAGCTGACGAAGCCGCGGCGACGTGGAGCTCAAGCCACGCTTTGGCCCTTTCCATCCCCCAACCTGATGCCTGAGTCATCGTCTGGCCCGGACGAGAGTCGAAAGACTCCTCGAAAAGCATTGCTCCATTCTGGGAGTAAATCCCTATGAAGAGCTCCACTGAGCCAGTGCTCGACGTCCTCACCTGAACGTTTATCGAGCCTTGATCCTGCAAGCGGAAGTCGCTAGATCGGGAATGAAGGAGCGGGTTCGCCCACTCCCAAAACACCTGGCCTCTCATTCTCATTATGCAGTCCCGATGGTTAAGGGCGCGATTATGCATCTTTCATAAACTAATACATATCCCCCTTCACAAATAGGGAAACTAACGAGAGTCGAAAGTCAGAATATGCGCGCAGTGCCAGACGACGCAACTGGACAAGGCCTGATCGGGCCACGTCGAATAATTATTCCATCCCCCTCTCAAATAACTCAATGTCAGCCGCATGGGGCGGCAAGGACGAAGTCATGCCCGAAGAAAATTTTATACGTCCCGTAGAAGTCAATCGCGACGAGGACGGCTACTGGTATCACCCAGGAATCCCGAATTTCGATGAAGACCATACCGCATACAAAGGCTGGCTTTATGGTCAGCAACTGAAGGTGGTCGGCTGGCACATGGAATCCGACCTCGAATCTCACCCCTACTGGGAGGAAGGCGCAGCCAATTGTCTCGGCTGGGAACCGGAAAAGCCCCCGGCCTACGACTGGTTCCTGCTCGGAATTTTCGATACCGAGGACGGCCCGTATGTGCAGTGGGCGCGGCGCATCCCGCACTCACCTTAAAGGCATGATAGCTACAGCAGCTGCGGCGACGGCTATCAAGAAGATTAAAGCCCCGAGCCACATAACAGGATCGTACAAGATTTGCTCCCAGCGATAGAACTTCACCCCGTTGTGGGGTGCAGCGGCTGGCGATTGTCGCCTACATGATCGTAAAAATCAGCTGCCCTCTGTCGGTCATCGCCATGCCGTACTTGAGCCTGCCCAGGTACTGCAAGTGCATTGAGTAGACCCGGTCGTCGATGATTCTGAAAATTAGGGTCCCGCCCGACCATATGTTGCCGTCAGCACCGCGCTGACCCAGCTTGGCGTTATAAGGCCCGTAAACCTCGTTCTTGGCTGTGGTGCATTCTATGACCTCTCCTTGTGCTGCCCCAGCTCCTGCTGGCTGCGTGGACCATAGCAGTGATCAGGGGCACCTGCCTGATATCCGCTTCCCTAAAGCGCCTGCCGGTGAACGGCGGGCGAGGACTAAACATGCCTACCATGCAAATGGCCTACATCGCCCCTGCTGCGATCAATTGCCCGAAGTGCGATTACAAGGGTCACGGCCAGCTTATTACGACCCGCGCTGTTTACTGCCCTCAGTGCTTCGACGACTTCGTCCGTCAACACGTATCCGTATTGGTGCCAGACGCCGAAGGCAAGCCGTTCGACCCCAACAGCCTCACCGTCAATCTATAACCCTTCCGCCGCCCTGTGCGGCCCGGAGAAAACCCCGTGGAAGCAGAAATACTCACAGACCAAGAGCTGGCCGATCTAACTGGCTACAAACACAGAGCGCATCAGCGAAAATGGCTCAACGACCGCAATTGGATTTTTGTAGAAAGCCGTGGCGGTCGACCTCTGGTAGGTCGGATGTTCGCACGCATGAAACTCGGCATGACACCGGCGCCCGCCGGTGACCACAACCCTTCCCCGGCGCGCCCAGCTTGGACACCGGACTTTTCCAGAGTGAACTGAAATGCGCCCCCGGAATACTGAGAACAGGGATTTACCGCCAGGGATGGTACGGCGTAAGCGCCCTCGCAAAAACGGAACTGTCTGGGTGGGGTATTACTATCGGGACGCGAACGGCAAAGAGCTTCCGTTGGGCGGAGACTTGGATAAGGCCAGACTTAAATGGGCTGAGCTGGAGGCAAAGGCAAAGCCAGATGACTTGAAGATCATGAAGGGGATTTTTGACCGGTACGAGCGGGACATAATCCCGAAGAAAGCTGCGCGAACGCAGAAAGACAACAAGGCTGAATTAAAACGCCTGCGTAAGGGTTTCGAGAGCGCGCCGATTGACGCGATCACCCCGTCAATGGTCGCCCAGTATCGAGACGCGCGGACGGCAAAGACCAGAGCAAACCGAGAAATTGCGCTGCTATCTCATGTTTATAACATGGCGCGTGAATGGGGATTTACAGATCGCGAGAACCCCTGCGCCGGGGTGCGAAAGAACAAGGAAAAGGTCCGCGACTATTACGCGAATGACATGGTCTGGGCTGCTGTGTGCGGGCAAGCTCCGCAGGAGCTCAAGGATGCGATGGACCTGGCTTACCTTACCGGTCAGCGCCCAGCGGACGTTATCGCGATGAACCGAGGCGATATAGAGGGCGACTACCTCAATGTCCAGCAAGGAAAGACCGGAAAGCGTCTGCGCATTCAGATGCAGAAAAGCGGCGTTCCAAACAGCTTGGGCCTGCTGATAGGCGCAATAATGCTGAGAAACGCCAAGCACGTATCCAATCACTTCATTTTGAGCAGGACTGGCATGCGCGTTTCTCAGCAGATGCTGCGTAACAGATGGGATGAAGCCCGGGAAGCAGCACGCGTTTCTGCCGTTGCCGATGGCAGGGCTGACGATGCAGAGAAAATAAGGCAATTCCAATTCAAGGATATCAGGCCGAAAGCCGCGTCCGAGATCTCCGATATCGCAGACGCCAGCCTGTTGCTGGGCCACTCCAAACAGGAGATAACGAAGCGAGTTTACCGCCGGATCGGCGCTGTCGCGCAGCCCTCAAAGTGA